CTTACGAGAGCATCGAGTTTAATTATGTCTAATACCTATTTTAAAGCTGGTAGCTGGAATGCACATTGTGATGTGTGTGGATTTCGCTTTAAAGCCTACCAACTTAAAAAGAGGTGGGATGGGTTGATGACCTGTGAGAAAGACTTTGAACAGGATCATCCTCAAAAATATTTAAGAGTCTCAGAGCGTAGTCCAGCAGTTCCTTGGGTTCGAAAACAAAGCGACGATACACTAATCGGTCCAGCCTGTGATTTTTGGACTAGCTCTCCTATGGCAGATTTTGGTGTTGCTGATTGTGCTTATGTAGGTGGTAATACTTCTATTGAAAGACTTATTGAAATGTTTAGACCTTTTACTTCTTCTGTAGCAGCTATTGCTATTACAGGGTATTCAATTGCTGGAGTAGTTTAATGGCTAGTAAAACTTTTGTTGATAGAGTTACTCCAATTGATGCCGAATGGCTTAATGATACTAATACTATTACATATGGTATCGGTAGTACGGCTAGCGGTAAAGGCGCATCCCTAATCGGCTACAAATCCACACTGACTGGAGCTAGCACTTCGCGTTCCGTGCAGGACAAGCTGCAAGAGTCAGTAAGCGTCAAAGATTTTGGCGCGGTTTCCGATGGGAACTTTGCTACCGGTTCCGGGACGGACAATCTTGCGGCTTTTAATCTTGCAATCGCCTCGTTATCCACTGGCGGAGGAGGCTTTGTAAAGATCCCTGCCGGTATTTACAAGCTATCCGCACAACTTCAAATACCGTCTGGCATATCCATAGTCGGGGAGGGATCGTGGTCTTCGATTCTTTTCTGCTCTACTGCATTTACTGACATTACAGGGCTTGTGCGAGTCAATGGAACTGGGGGATACCCAACCAGAATATCCAGTTTGGGGATACTATCCCAGACTGGAGGATGTACAGGATATGGCCTGGTGTCTGTGAAAAACGGCACATTCATGGATAACTTGTGGGTCAGTGGTTTTGGTGTTGGAATAAGCGTCGGACAAACTGACAACTTCCTTGATTCATTTGCAGTTGAGCTATGCACTACCAATATTTATGTCACACAAACCGACGTAAATATTTCAAACGGTACAGTTTACCAAGGTGCAATTGGGTTGACGGTAGCAAACGGCGCGGCCAGCGGAAATGGCCGGGTTCATGTAAGCAACGTGCGGGCTACCCAGCAACAGCAAACTGGGTTCACTGTATCAGCTGGAAAGCAGGTTTTGTTTGAGGGATGTTCAGCGTCTGCTGATACCGCCACATCATTTTTTACAGTCGCGGCAATGCTTGTCGATACCAGCAGCGATGTGGTAATCAATGGATTTTCTGCCAAGATCGGTGGAACGCCAAGCACGACTGGAACAGGCATAAAGTTCGTTGGCGGGTCAAGTGACTGTATTGTCAATGGCAGCAAACTCACGGGGTTTGTTGACGGGATTACAGAAACAAGTTGTTCTCGCATTACGGTGGACGGGTGCCAACTTACAGCCAACGGGCGTTCTGGCATGTACCTCACCAACGGCACTAACATTGTTGCCACTGGCAATCAGTGCTACAACAACGGCACAGGAACAGGCTCCGACTATGGAATTATTTCTTCAAACGGGGACGCGCTCGGTGTACATACCGTAGTCGGAAATGTTTGCAATCAAGCTGTTGGTGGGAATCAAGACTACGGCATAAGTGCCACTGTTTCTGGTTCTGGGTATACAACTATCGTTGGCAATACCGCACTCAACAACAACACATATGATATATACCTAGCAGGAACAACTAGTAGCATCAAACTCAGCCAAAATATGGCTGGCACTGTGTTTGACACCGCACCTTCAGTGGCATCTGCTGCAACGGTTACACTTCCTATTAGCGTAGACGTAGTATCTGTAACTGGAACCACAACAATAACATCCATTACAGCTGCTGGATGTGCGCGGCGTGTTGTGACGCTCAATTTTGTTGGTGTGCTTACCCTTACTTCTGGAAGTAATCTGAAACTGGCAAGCAATTTCGTCACTACAAATGATGACACGATAACCATGTATTGTGATGGGACAAACTGGTTTGAGATTGCTCGCAGTGTCAATGCGTAAGCAGGCCATGAAAGAATCAAATGATTGATCAAACAGATATTCAGACCGTCGAGCACACCAGCATCTCCCCCTCAACAGTTCGGGCGGCTGACCGCTCAAATGGATATTTAAAGGAACTATTTTGAGTACATCTGGAGTTACGAGCTGGGAACTTACCCGCGATGAAATGATCACACAGGCATATGCTAAAATTGGTATTCCTGGTGAAGACAATGGTTTAACAACTACACAAATTACTGAGGGGGCTGAACGTCTTAATGGTATTATAGCTCTAGCTGTAACAGACGGAATGCCTCTTTGGAAACGTACAACCACTTCTGTAACTCCTTCAATTACATCGCAAGTTTACATTGTGGCTGACGCTATTAAAATAGCTGGGGTATTCCTACACGATTCAGGCGGTGTACGTTATCCACTACGTAATAAAAGTGAATATGACTTCTATAAACTTCCTACAAATTCAATTGGTATTCCAGTTCATTATATGTTCCAACCTTCTATCCAAGGTGGTACTGTAAGCATCTGGCCCCTAACATCAGATAGTTCTACAGTGTCTACAAAGACTATTGAAATTGTTTATCAAAAAGAATTTGATGGGGTAGTATCCTCGACGGATACTTTAGACTTTCCAGCTTTTTGGACAATGGGCCTTGTATATAAACTTGCTGTTGCATTAGCTCCTGAATATGGTGTTCCTCTTATGGATCGTAAGATGCTCCTGGAAGAAGCAAGTATGTATTGGAAACAAGCCTCAGATTATGGTGATGAGGAAGGTAGTTTTATGATCCAACCTGAACGGCGCTATTAAACGTGGCTTACACTAGCTCCCCCGAAATTCAAAGTTATAAGACAGTTCCTATTAAATTTGATGGGAATGCCTACTATCGTGATGGGGATATGTCTGTACAGCGAGACATGCAAATCATTAATATGTACTATGATCGTGTCTCTAATGAAAACAAAACTCGTGAGAGTCGTTTAAAGAAACGTCCCGGACTCACTACTTCTACCTATAATTTAACAAAGACAACATCTAGTGATGTTCTTCGTGGGAGCTTTTATGACTCTGACCAGAACCAATTTTACTGGGCGGTAGGAACTAAGGTATACTCTGTCCAACCAGATGTAGGAACTACAGTCAGAACTGTAACTACTTTAGGAACTTCTTCTGGATATGTGGGATTCTGTTCTTATCTGAAGAGTACTGGTACACGGTATATCATGATCTCTGATGGAACAGATCTTTGGTATGATAACTACCTAACGACTACCTGTACTAATATCACACATGCTGGTACATTTCCTACTCCTCACCAACCTTATCCTATATATTTAGATGGTTATATTTTTCTAATTAAAACCAATACAGGGGATATTTATAACTGTGTTGTAGATGATGTTACTACTTGGACTGGTGATCCTATCACTGCTGAAATTAGTAGCGACTATGCTAAAAGACTTATCAAAGTTAAGAACTACATGGTATGTCTTGGTGTTAATAGTTCTGAATATTTTTATGATTCTGGAGATCATGTAGCACCTACTAGTCCACTAAGTCGTAATGATTCTCCTGTCCGAAATGTAGGATATGTCACTGGTCTTAAAACAATTGGGGACACATCATTTTTTGTAGGTAAAGATGGTGAGCAAAATTTATCTGTCTTTGCTATTAATAGTTTTAAAATTGAACGTGTGTCTAATTCTGTAGTAGATAGGACTCTTCAAAGTTTTGGTTCTACAAGCAATGAAAAAGGAAATGTCTATCTTAATAAAGATGGTTTTTGTATTTCAGTAGATGGTCATTCTTTCTATGTTATTGTAACTCCACAAACTACTTGGGTGTATGATGTGGACGACAAGTACTGGTATGAGTGGAAAGGTAGCGATGGCACAGGCTTAAAAATAGAAGCTGTATGGCCGATGTACAACGGAGATATTTATCTAGCCATTGCTGGACAAACCTACGTCTCGATTCTAAGTCCACATATCTATCAAGATTTTGCAGCTAATTTTACCTGCCAATACACAACTGAGAATACTACATTTGATACTATGAACTGGAAAGTGTGCCATAGACTTGCTATGGATTGTAACAAGTATTCCCACACTGGAACAAGTCTGCTTACAATTATTCGTAGCTTTGATGACTGGGCACCGGGGGCACCTACAATTACAAAGACACTTAACGTCTTTAGTAATTCTCCGTATACTACTAGACTAGGTAGATTTAGAAATATTAGTTTGCGTTTTCAATATGCAGACAACTATCCCTTCTTTATGGAAGGTTGTGAACTTGATATTAACGTGATGGGAATATAGGAATGACTTCTAAAACTTTTACTTCTGGCACTGTTATTGATAGTGCTTGGCTGAACGACTCTAACTCTTTGACGTATAGTAAGACGTTCCCGGATGGGGCGAAGGCGGCCACTACGATAGACCTTTCCAGCTCAGCCAGCGGCAAGGGTGACGCGCTATTGACTGTGTTGACCAGTGCGTCTGGATCACAAGCAACCACGCAACACCAAGTGAACGATGAGCGGTCAAGCGTTTTCCAGATGATGACTGCTGCGCAGATTGCGGCCATCACTGCAGAAACTGGCACCACTTCTGCCATTTGCTCGGCGGCTCTGCAAGCTGGGATTGACGGCCTGGCTCTCAACCAGTTTCCGCATGGCACCTATCAGCTCGACACGCCGATTTTTATCAAGAGCGGCACGCTTCGAACAACCATTCGCGGAGACAACCGCATCCGCTGCATTCTCCAGCCCAATGCAATCAGCATTTCTGCAGCGCCGACAAATGTCAATGCCATGTTTGTTATCCAAGACAACAACGCGCACTTCTGCATGGAGAACCTGCGGCTGACCTCAACCGTGGGCTTTACTGGCGTCGGCATCTACAGTGTCGAAGGCGGCGCATCCGATGCGACTGGTCAGTGCTTGTTCTCTGGCTTGTTCCGCAATCTATGGGTGGACTTCTCCAGCACGAACAGCGGATTTTTGACAGGGGGCACGCAGAACTGCGCCTTTGACACGATCACCTTTGAGAACATGAAGGGGGTGTTCAACCTTCAGGGGACAGGTGTCGGAGACAACTTCTACCGGGCGATCTCGCTTTACAACTGCTACGACCAATTCATTCTTCAGACTACCGATACCAATGGCGCGTTTGCCATGTCGGTCGATGGATTGCACGCTTACAACCACAACCGTGGGCGGCTTATTGATGTTCAGAACTGGACGGGCGGAAACTTCAACGACTTGATTCTTGAGTCCAAGACCGGAGCAGTGAGCGCGGATGCCCTCGGTTTGGCGCGGTTCAAAAACTGCACCGGCATCCTAATGTCAAATTTCTACGGGCTGGCCCGCACCGGGGTGCCAGCACTGAACACGGGCCTGGAGATTGAAGGCGGCTCTGGCAAGTTCATCAATGGCACTGTCAACGCACTGACGGCCGGCCTGACGCTGAACGGCACTTCTGCCGTGGAGCACGAATTCGTCAATGTGGATTTCTCAACTGCTGGCACGTCATGCCTGGTAATTGCGGCGGCTCTGACCGGAACCATTCGCACTCGCGGCTGCAAGTTCAACAACGCGCAACTGCGGTGCATGGTGAACAGCGTGGCAGGCTCCAGCTTTAACTGGTACAGCTACGGCGATGAGTTCATCAACGCCGGCTTAGGCGGCAATGCGGGGTCTCGAAATCTCGATATCAGCACAAGCGGCACTGTGCGGCTCTACAACCCACGCATCGGCCAAAACAACGTCAGCGCAGCGGCTGGATACTACGTCGCAGCAGGCAGTACAGGAACTGTTGACATCTATGACCCAGAGTGGATCGGCACCCCACCATCTGGGCTGATTGATCCAGCCAGCACGGCTGTCATCACGATTCACAAGACCCAATCCAACGGATTTACTTCGCAAACTGCAGCGACGTACACGGTGCTGGAATCCGACCGGGATTTGATTGCCAATCGCGCAGGCACCGTCACCTACACGCTTCCAACGCCTTCGGCTGCGAATGTTGGTCGGCGCTTGAATGTGCGGACTATCACCGCGAACACCGCCGTCTCAGCTTCTGCCAATGTGGTGCCGAGAGCCGGCGGCGCTGCCAGCACGTCCATCCTTGCTGCGACTGCTGGAACCTGGGCTGAGTTAGTGAGCGACGGTTCATCTTGGCAGATCGTCGCTGGAAGCTGACCATGACAGTCGAACAAATGCTGATCTCTAATCTAATTCATTATGGCTGACATTCTTCCTCCAGCACCAATTGATGCACCATTTAGTTCTTATAATTGGGTAGATTGGTATCGTAAAGTTCGTACTGCTATCAATAATACTGGGTCTGTAACTTGGTCTATTATTACTGGTATTCCCTCAAACGTGACTAATGCACAATCGACTACACAAAAAGATTCTGCTAGTGGGTATGCTGGACTTAACTCAGTATCACGTACTACCAAAGGCGTTGACACTACGGACGATGTTATCACAGACTCTACAGCTAAAGGACCAGTGATGAAAAGTCCTAATGGACATTATTGGCGTGGAAGTATTAGCAATATTGGTGTTGTTACTTGGACCGATCTTGGTACAACTAAGCCCTAAAGGAATCTTATGGCAGACTTGAATAGTATGTTTACTGGCGGTCCTCCTTGGGCAACAAGTACCAGCAATGCCGATCCTGAAAATGGATTAGGAGGTGGTGTAGATCCTTGGAATGCTTCTGGTAATTTAGCTGGAGCTAGTGGAGTTGATTGGAGTAAACTAGGTTATACTGGCCCTACTACATATGCTGCTGCTGCTGGGGATGATAGTACTGGTCCTGGAGTATATCCTGAATTTAAAAACTGGTTAAATAATAATGGGTACACTCCAGGAAGTTATCAATCTCAACCAGGAAGTGCAGATCGTTATGTTGGTGTTTTAGATAAATCTGGAAAGCCAGTAGAAGGAAGTACCTATCTTAATCATATAGATGATTCCCAGTTTTGGACTGGGGCTATGTTAGCTGGTGGACTACTTTCCGGAGGAGTTGCAGGTAATTCGGCTTTTGGGGGGCTAGGTTCTGCAGGTTCTGGAGCAGTATCAGGAGCAACAACTGGATTTGGAAATACTGGTACTATTAAGGGAACTTTAACTGGCGCAGCTACTGGGGGCTTATCTGGGGCTGTAATGCCTAATGTAGCCGAATATGCAGGAATTGAAAATCCTACATTAGCTTCAGCCATTAATAGTGGAGTTAAAAGTGGTTTATCAACAGCTCTCCAAGGTGGATCAGGTAGTCAAGTAGGTACAAGTGCTTTAACAGGGGGAGCCCTCTCAGGTCTTAATTCTTTAGGGACACAAAATCAAATGGATAATTATTCTCCTCTTAATGATATTAACCAGAGTTCTAATGTCTCTCAGAAACCAGATTGGTACTCTCAAGATATTACCAATGCTCCAGGTGGGCAGAGCTTTGGACAAGGCACGGCTACATATACTCCGTATACACCACAACAGCAGCAAGAACAGCAACCACAATCTTATTTAGACCAAATTAAAAGTATTTTGGGTATGGGTAATGGGCGTGTTGGTGCTGGATTTGGTGGTGGGCAAGGTATTAAGTATGGTGACCTTGCTGGAGGTTTAATGCAAATGTACCAAGCAGAACGTAGTCGTAAGAATGCTTCTTCTTTGATGGGGTCAATCACTGGTAACAATGGTGCCTATATGAAAAATCTTCAGGGGCAACTTATGGCCCGTGATGCTGCTGCTGGGCGGCGTAGTGATGTTGGTGGTCGTGCTGTACAACTACAAAGTGCTTTAGCTCAGCTTACTGCCAATCAAGCACCCATGATTAACAACCTACAAAACCAACGTGAGAACGCCTTGTTTAGTGGCTTACAGGGAATGTACACAATTGGTTCTCGTGGTGGATTCTTTGGCAATGACCAAACCCAACAACAAGCTCCACAAATACAACAACCTCTGCAACAACCTTACCTACCTAGTACATTCCAACAGCCTAATCAACAGGTAGACTACTCTCTTCCTTACCAACGTAAGGGAATGCTTGGTGGGGGACAATAATGGCTGGCTACCAACAAGTTAATACTCTTAATGACCTTGCTGCTTTTGGTAAGGTTCCCCTGTCTTTGACAGGAGACGCTCTCGCGTCTATAGATCGTGGACAACAAGCGGATCAAAGCAATCTTGCTGATTTGTTTTCACAAAATCAACATATGCAAGCTATGCGGCCAATGCAAGAACAAACACAAGATTTACAAAATCAAACTTCTTTAGCACAACTTCCTGGACTTCATGCTCAAAGTGAAATTAGCCAAAGAACCAATGACATGGGTAGGGCTACATTTGGTTTAGATGTAAAAAACAAACTTACAGAAGCTGCTATGAAGGCCTCTGACGATGAACTTAAACAAGTGGCACAACATGCTCAACAGCTAATGTATAGTACCAATCCTGCTGAAGTAAAAGAAGGTCAGAAACTTTGGATGGCTAGTCAGCATATGCAAGAAACTAAGTTTAAGGCCGATACAGAAAAAGCAATTGCTAAGATTCGTGGTGACACTGTTATGGCAACCACTGGTATGCGTATTGGTTCTAATGAACGCATTGCTGGATCTCGTATTGCTGCCGCTACTGAACATCTAAAAGCCACACTACAATCTAAGAAAGAACTAGATAAAGCCTCTACAGAACAACTTGCTACTCGTATGGATAGCTTTGCTCGTGAAGCAGAAGCTACTGGTGATTTGGCCGAAGCTAATAAATTCCATGCTGAAGCTAATAAATACTGGAAAGCTACACAGCAACTTGCTGCATTACGTGGTTCTGTGGGTAATGAAGCTAAACTAGATGCAGCAGAACTTATTAACAATGGTAAGTTTGTGACAGTTAATCCATCACGTACTTCTACAGAACCAAAAGATTTAAATCCACAAACTGGTACTGGTCAACTGAAATCAGGTAATAAGTTCCAAATTGTAAAGGACTAACCTAATGGGTTATAAAGTAAAGTTTGATACTGGGCATACAGTTCAGTTTGACCATGAGCCCTCTCAAGATGATATTGAAGAGGCTTTTTCCCACGTTCAAAAGATTCCAATACAACTAAAAGTAGAGGATATGAAAGCCCCGACTTATATGGGAATTCCTGAAGCAGCTCTTTCTATGGTTTCAGGTATTCCTAGTCAAATTGCTGGGGGTTTGTATGGGCTAGGTACTCTAGCTTCAGGACAGGGATTAGATAAAGCTGCTGACGCAGCAAAACGAATTCAAGAATCTAACTTTGGGTTTGGTTCTTATCAAGGAACTACAGAGCCTGGAAAACGTGCTACACAGAAAGCTGGGGAATTACTTGCTGCTCCTGGTGAAGCTGCTGGAGAATATATTGGTGCTCCAATTGGCAGGGCATTTGGTAATGAAGAACTTGGTCGTCTAAGTGCTAAACTTCCAACAGATGTAGCTATGAATTTTCTTCCTCTACATTTAGGGGTAACAGCTCCTTTAAGAGGAATTAGTAAGGCTACTTCTGCTTTAGAAGCACGTAATACTCCAGTACCTTCTACAAAACTAGATGCCCTAAAAGCACTACAAACTCCGGAACAGCCAGTAGGTCCTTCTTTAATGGCTGGTAAAGAAATGCCTGCTCCAATTGATAGAGAGTTTATGGCTCAACATGCAGCAGAAGAAGCTGCTCGGGCACATCAAGAAAATATGTCTCGCATTGATGCTTTGATGCAACAACGACAGCTTGAACTTGAACAAGAAGTTAAACGTAATGTTGGTAAAGCAAAAGCAGATACAATTAATGATGCAAATTTAAAAGCTCTCCAAGAAGAACGTGATAATGCTCAAAGCTTGTTTGAAAATGAACAACAAGCTAAAGCTGCTGAAGCACAAAGACAACTTCTTTCTACTGGTGAAAATGCTCCTGGAGAAGGAAAGTCTCCAGTACGTGCTATGGCTACAGAAGATTCAGGTGTTATGGGCCTTCCAGAAGGCCCTGTAGAGCCTCCTGTGGGCCTTTCTACAGGAGAGGCAGGAGTAGGTACTGGTCCTAGTCCACAACGTCCCCAAGGGCCTTCTAATCTTATGGGTGTGGAAGCTTCTCCAGTTGTTCCAGAACGTCCAATTGGTTTGTCCACTGGTGAAGGAATGCCTGGAAATGGTAGAGGTGTTTCTCGTCCACAAACTGTTGGCTCAGGTCTTGAGGGTATTCCTACATCTCCCGCGTATGATCCATTTGGTTCTATTGCTGGAAGACAACGTAAACGTGGGCAAAGTGGTGCCATTGATGCAGAGTTTTTTAAAACAGGATTTAAAAATGTTAATAAAGCATTATCTCGTTTAACAGATCAACCATGGGTAAGACAAGCATTTCCTTCTACTAAATTTGAAGCCAATCGTGATGGTACACCTAAAGTTCTTTTACATGGAACCCGTGAAGCTTTTAATGATCAACCTCGTGGGGTTTCTTATGAAGGGCTACATGCAGGTTATGGTGGTGCGGCAACACTAAAGGCAGCAACAAACTCGAAAGAAGGTAGGGTTGGATATAGAGAAAGCAACCTTTCCTATAACTATAATAGAACTAAAGACAATAATAGTGCTATGTATCCTGTTGTTCTTAAAAAGGGAAACTACCCACGACTAGATGGTGATTATGGTAGTTGGGAACCTTTAAAATTAACAGAAAGTCGTCAGTTTAAACTAGATTTAGCTAAAGTTACAGAGCATAGTTATTTTGAAATTGATGATATTTTACATAACTTTCAAGAGTCTTTAAAAACCAAAAACTTATCTGCTGCTGAAGAAAATACTCTTTTTTCAAAACTTCTTAAAGATCATTTTGATATTGACGGATTCTTTTATCCAAATACATATGAAACTGCTAAAAATAATCTTCGATCTCGTGCGGGATTAACTAAAAATCCACAGAGGGCCCGTAACCTAGCAGAAAAACTGGGTTTAGAAGATTCTGTTGTTACTTATGATGATAGTAACATGGTTAGTTTGTTTGATAACAAACGTGGGCAAAGAGGTGGTGTTGACATTAATTCTATTATTGAAGAAGCTAAAAAGATTGGTACAAGCCTATCTAAACTAGGTTCTTCTAAAGTATCTGGACTATCCAAGCCAGAGGAATTGGTGTCTAAAAATCTAGGAGAATCCTACGTCCCAAAAGGGGACGCCCCGCAAAGCATTATTCAAAACGCTCTCGCTGAAGGTAAAGATGCTCCTAGTGTCTTTAAGAATTGGCAGAGTGGTTTAGGACAATATGGAACTAAAGTACAAAGTACTCTAGCCTCTGGAGTTGCTCGTTGGCTTTCGTGGGGTGAAAAAGAAGGAACTAAGGCTTTCCGTGAGAAAGTACAGCCAGTTGAAAAAGAACTTGGAAGTCTTTCACATGAAGACCTAAAGGATGCTTGGGATGTTCTAAAAGAGGAAATGTTTTCTCGTCAACAATTTACTGAAGAACAAATGAAAGCTGCGGGTTATTCCGAGGAGGCTATCCATGCTCGTGGCGTTATTCGTGAAGCACAAGAAACAGCTTTAAAAGAACTTAATTCTTCTAGAGCCAAGCTAGACATGAAGCCCATCACACCAGAAGCTGCTTACCTTAGTTCTATGTGGCAAGGCAACTGGCATATTCCTATTTATGACAAGCAGGGAAAGTTGGTTTGGTATGTAAAGACAGAATCTAAAGGTGAAGCAAAGAAAGCAGTGAAATGGGTCGGTGAAAATCATGGAGACTCTATTGATGTTTCTAAGCTAGTTCCTGAATTTAAGCCTAATGAAATTTCTAAACTTCCTAAAGATGTTACAGATGTTTATTCACAAATGATGGAAGTCTTTAAAGACAGCCCAATTGGTAAGCAGATGGAACAACTTATGGCTGACTATAAAACTGAACAGGGCTTTAAGAAGAATGGATTCCAGGTTCACTTTGAAAGTAAGGGAAACATTCGTGGATTCCTTGGTGATCGTCCTTGGCTGTCTGAGAAAGAGAATACCTTACAAGGGATGAAAGCTCAGATTAATTATCTTAAACAAGCACACTCATGGGCTCCCATGCAGGAAGCTATTGCTAACATTAAAGAAGTTCTTTCTAATGAGGAACTACAAGCACAGCAGCCAAACAACATGGCAATGGCTAAAGCATATACGGCTCAAAGCCTTGGGCTTGTAGACAACTTGTTTAAGGGTGCTGAGAATGCTGTAGCTAAGGCGTTTGGTTCTAGTCCTGGTAAGCTAGGTCAATGGACTGGTGGACTGAAGAGTTTGACATACTTACAACAGCTGGGTGCTTCAGTAGGCTATTCTATTGCTACACCAGTACAAGCATTCATCCTAGGTCCCTCAAAGCACATGCTTCTTAGTGAGTCTGGTGTAAAGCACAATCCCATTAAAACTATGATGTATGCTTCTGCTGATACAGCTAGAGTTCTTTTAGCTCATGCAATGGACCAAACATCTAGGCCCACTGAAGCAGGGCTCTCTGCCTTTGGTAAAGATGCTCGTAAGTATATGGAAGATAATAACATTATCACAGTAAACCTGTTTGATGAGTATGCCAACTTAGGGGAAGGTAAAGTAGCAAGTACTGCGAAAACTTACCTAGGATATACTATTTCTATGCCAGAAAAGGTGGCTCGTGTGTCTACATTTATGTCTTTTGCACACCACCTAAATGATGGTGGATTCCAAGGGACAAAGCTAGAACTATTCCGTAAAGCAGAAGAACTCACTAACGACACTCTAACCAATATGAATCGTAGTGCTAGGCCCCTAGCTGTGGGTAAAGCAGGGCTTATGGGGGAGCTTGCCTATACATACAAGAGCCCTATGATTAACTACTATAACAATCTTTCTACACTAGCTCGTCGTGGTCTGGAGACAAAGAATCCTATGCCCTTCATTATGGCAGCAGTGGCTATGCCCGCTCTCTTAGGTGGGATGATGGATGTTCCCTTGGTACAAGAACTTGATGGTGGTATTAGTCTTCTGAAGAAAGCTGTGGCAAAGTGGTATCCACAACACTATGCACATTTAGAAGGATTTGGTATTAAAGAAGCTCTCTTACGTAGTGGTAGTGATGTTGCTACGTATGGTGTGGTTTCTAAGGCTACTGGTGCCCAAATGGCTTCCCGCTTTAGCAACCAGATTGCTGATCCACAAGATCCTCTAGGTGGTATTGCTCCAGTGGCTACTGAACTTCGTGAACAGGCTTCTTTGCTTAAAGCAGGAGCTCCTTTGTTAAATGGAGAACTTCCTAACAGCACAGGACTTACTGAGGCTGCTTGGCAGAATGCACCACCAATGGTTAAAGGTGCCTTAGAAAACTACGATCCTAGATTTCAGACAGGGCCAGAACGCGCTGATGGAACACAAGGAGTATTTAATCCACATAAAATGAATGAAAAGCTTTATGATAGAACTAAAGCTGATCGAGTCTATAGAAATCTTGGACTAACTTCTTTATCTGAAGCACGTACTCGTGATGTTCGTTATTTAAATAATACTGAAAGTAGTAATCTGAATACCGCTCGTGTATCAAGTATTGAACATCTTCATGATGCTTTAATTCGTGGTAATCAGGGTCAAGTAACTAAGTATGCTAAAAGTTATTTTGATAACTATGGGGATAGTCAGAAGTTTGATGCTGATTTTAACAAGGCTATTGAAGGGCAGCACATCAGTCCTGAAGAACGTCAGGTTATGAAAGCCAATACTCTTGCTGAGATTATGAATGTCAAGCGTAGGCTAGATATGGAGAACAAACGTGCAAATTAGTTTTAATGGATTGGAATCCCTCAAAGAACATGAGGGCTTTAGGGACAAAGCCTATCTAGACACTGGTGGTGTCTGGACAATTGGCTATGGAACAACTATGTGTTCTGGAAAACCCGTTGAAGCAGGGCAAACTTGTACTAATAAAGAAGCATTAGAGTGGCTTAAACAAGACACAGCTTGGGCTCAAACAGCAGTTAATCAACTTGTGTCTGTACCTCTAGCTCAGAATATGTATGACGCTCTGGTGTCTTTTGTTTACAATATTGGTGTAACAGCCTTTAGAAATAGCACCCTCCTGAAGTTGCTAAACGAAGGAAACTATCGTGGGGCCGCTAACCAATTTACTAGATGGGTATTTGATAATGGTAAGGAAGTTCCTGGGCTTGTCTCCAGGAGACTTGTAGAACAAAGCATGTTCACACAAAAGTAGTAGAGATTTATCTCTATAAAGCCAGTATCTGGGATATCGCTTTATGGCTTATGAGCACTTCCATATTATAGGAGTGCACTCTTGTTGAGAGTTTCTCAACTTAGGAGAATGTAATGAGCGATATTGTAACTGATCCCACAGGTAAAACTGTAATTTCTGATAATGGTACTAATAACAACGGATATGGTTTTGGACTAGAAGCTAAAGATGTTTCTTATTTGAATGCTAATTTTAGTGCTCAAACAGACCGTCATGTTCTAGATGCAATCTGGAGCACTGCAAAGAGTTCTGAGCTTGCTGTAGAGAAAACAGCAGCCGCAACAGCCGTAGCAATTGAAAAGATTGGTGCAGCTTCTGCACTACAAGCTGCTATTAACACTGCTGCTGTCCAGGCTGCTATTGCAACAAATAATGCAGAACTAAAAGCTACTATGTTGGAAGTTGAAGCACGAGCAGTTCGTGATGATCTTGCCCAAGTTAGAGCAGCATTTACTGCCTATAAAGCTGCAAAACCATAAAGTAATTAGATAGTTGAAAGGCCCCTTTCGGGGCCTTTTTCATTTACGGGCTTTTATACCATACTCATGCAACAACCTTAAATCGTATGAATCATAATCCTTAGCATCTTTATACTCCACACGAACCACCATGTCCTGAGATGTCACAGATGTCGTGTTCTTCAAACACTGTTCCTTGGTGCTTGATGGCATTTTCATAGGAGCACTCTGTAATGGGTTGACCTCCTCGACTTCCGTCTGGATAACACGTAAATCCACGTAGTCGTGGTGCATACTCGCTAAGGACTTGAGCAAACTTCCCAACGTCTTGCTCTGAATTACCTTTTGAACCCCAGGAAGGGAGGTTAATGGTAGAGCTGATTGACATATCAACGTAATCTTGAATGTCTGCTTGGAACTTAATTCGTTGTTCATAGTTGTGACTTAGTTTATATGCTGTATCTACTGATTCTGGTGCAACTCCGGTGTCCTTGATGATTCGGTCGGCTGTTGCATCGACGACATACATATACTTCCATTTAGTGCCTTCTGTGAGGAAACGCCTTTTGTATGCCACTGCAAATAGAGGCTCAATTCCCGTTGTAGTTGACGCAAGGATACCAATTGTACCTGTCGGGGCAATTGCTCGGTAAGCAACCGGACGTGAGATATAAAATCGGTCACAATGGTCGTTAGCACTTCGTTCGGATTCGTCCCTGTAAACTTTGAGCCATTTATGTAGTTCATCTGTTACCTCGTATTTTTGTCCTCGTTGAAGGAGCCATTCGTGAATACCCATAAGGCCGAGCCCGAGCCGTCGATTTTTCTCGCGAACCTTATATACTTTTTCGTATGGTAAGTCAGCTCGCAAAGTTCCGCAGACGAGGAACTTGGACGCCAAACACACGATACTCTTGAACTCCTCCAAATTAGAAATATTACCGAGATTAATACTCCCAAGATTGCATACGTCGCTGTCATCCTCGGAAGTAACTTCCGTGCAAGCATTCCGTAGGGTTTCATTTTGTTTAAGTCCAAAGTTAAAGGAAAATCCGGGCTCCCCTGTCTCCATTGCTTGGCGAACATTCTTTAGAAAGATAGGATTGTTTTCTAGATGATTAGTAAATCCAGTATGTTTATCCCATGTTTTTCCCAAAGCAGCATCATCATAGTTGACACTAATATTAGTCATATCTAATGGACCAGGAAAATTAAAGTCTTTAGTTTTATTTTCTTTAATTACATCCGACCAATTTTTTGCTCTAAGGAACAGAGGAATGTCTTCATGTTGCCAATTGAGACTAGCGTAGATTGCACTACGTCGGCTTCCGCCCTGCATAACATTCCGTCCGATTTCATTGATAGCCGACATAAGGGGGATAGGCCCACTAGCGATGCCACCAGTCCTTGATAGAGGCTTTCCAGATGCGCGTAGTCGTGAATAGTCAATTCCAATTCCACCCCCAGTCATTAAACAAGACATAGCCCGCCATGTTACGTTGCTCCACTCTTCTCTGGTATCTTCTTCAGCTCGAAGTAAGTAGCAATTGTTGTAAGCTTTATAGGGCCTTCCTGCGTAATACAGGTATCGTCCGCCCGGGATGAAACGCATTTCTTTAATGTGTTGAGCAAGTTCTTTTCTATCTGAGTCAGACATAAGAACTGGGAGAGTTCCCCCTCTACTTCCACATACATCTTCAACAAGGCGTTCGGAGAGGGCATCCCAAGTGTCGTTAGGTCCTTGGGCGTATTTGTTTCGGAAAATTTGTCGGGCGAATTCTGTCTTAAATCGGTCAATTTGCATCTTCTTTAATTGCTTTCAAAATAACTTGTAATGAACCTTCGTTTTCTTGTAGATGAACAGTTTTGAAATTCCCAGGCCAAACAAAACGATAGTCTGTTCTGGCACTTTCTCCGACTTCTTTATACACATCCTGGTCTAGAAAAGTAAAGGTTTCTCCTGTTAGTATTCGTGTATGTCCTGGATCACCCCATGCCCAAATACTTTTAGCATCTGGTACAAGGATAAACATATGTCCATTATTCTTTAGAACACGCCAATATTCAGTGAATTCCTCAAAGAATGTTTTCCAATCTCCTTGCTTACCTAGATGTTCAAGAACATCGTAGGCATGTACTTCATCAAAGAAATCGTCTTGGAAGGGTAATGGACGTTGGTTTAAATCATAAAGAATATCTGGACTACTATTGGGGTCTATGTCTACCCTGATTACATTATTCCAGAATGGTTTTTCTTTAAACCAAAGTCTCTTCTTTAAAAAACTACCACACCCTAGGAGTAGTTCCATCATCTTCCTTTAGAAATTCTTTAAGTTCTTCCTGACGTTCTTTATCACTTTGAATACGTAAGCGAAATTTAATACTCTTACTATGGTTAAGACTAAGAGCTTCCTTTTCTTTCTTCTTAGAAAGCTTAGTCTTCTTCTCGGATGAGTGCATACAATTTTTCTTGGTTATCTTCAATCTTATCTAGGAAGCTGTCTACTAAGTCTTTACTACTAATCTCTAGGATTTCTACAAGAGTAACCTCATCAAGTGTTCGTAGGTATTCTAATAATTCGTATTTGTTCACCTATCACTACCCGTTCCAATAATTAGCCCACGAGTATGACGACTTTCCAGCTTATCTAAATTACCTTGAGCAACCTCTTCCAAAGTCCACCCGTTATCCAGAGCAATGGCAGATAGATACCAAAGAACGTCTCCCAGTTCTTTATGTAGCTTAGTTACGGCTACATCCGGTGTGTAGTCACCTCGTAGAAGGCGTTTAAACACCCCTGCAACCTCACCAGCCTCTTCTAGAATACCCATGATACGTTCCTCAGGTGGAGAGGCTGTAATTCGGTATTTAGAGGACTGTGTTTGATAGTCGTTAAGTAGCATTTAATACCTCAATAAGTTTTTCAATATAATGGATAGACTTCTTTAGTTCTTGTACTTGTTCATCTTTCTTCCCCATACGCATTAAATACTTTAATGCCCCATGGCGATAGACACCAATCTGCTGCTCAACAGGCCAAGTATCTGCCACGTCCCACGGCTCAATTTTCAATTCTTTGTAGTGAGAACCTCCCACCATATAATCTTTAGCACTCACAGATACTTTCCTTTTAAATATTTTAATGAAACGGGCATAAGATCGAATTCACCATCTTGAACATCATGAAGCATGAGTATACCATGCCAGTGTTTATTACCTTGTGGACCTAAATACTCTTCTTCATGCTCATAGCAAGACCCAGCAATAACACTTGTAAGGCGCTTTCCATCAGCACGATGACCAGTTGCTATTTGGAGTCCTTGTTGGTGTCCAGCGATACAGGACATATGCTTTTTGCTGAGTTGCAATGAAGCACTTGGTGCAGGACGCCCGGCAATGCCAGTGGTAAAATAATGAGCATAGGCAACACCATTAACCACAACTGGAACCAAGAATGGATAGACTTCCCAACCCTTTTCAGCATATTTTAAATCTTCAAGCCCAATTGTTCCATCAAGTTTCGCATCGTTATTAACTGCTCGGGAGATTCTGTCTTCATGATTGCCAAGTGTAATGATGTAGCGGGGTACATATGGAGAATGCTTCGCTTTACGGCGAGTTCTGTTGTAACTTTTGATCGGTTCCAACAACACATCCATGCCTTCTTGTGTTGCTTGAATGTCAGCTTTATATCGTCGTCCCTCAAACGATTTCTTACCCATGTCATAACTAGATAAACTAGGCATATCCGAAAAATCACCAATACAAATAATGACATCTGGTTTCTTAGCCACGATGTAATTCCCGATAGCTTTAAGAAAGTCAAGATTGTCTCCTGGTCGTATTTGTACGTCTGGTAGTATAAGGTGTTTAATTGAAAAGCTCCCCTTGCTCAGGACCAGAATCATCTAATTCCTCATCATCTAGACCATAGGCTGCTGCCATTCCTGTAGCAATAAGAAAATTAACTCCAAATTGTAGAATGGCTTGTGTTTGTTCTGCATTCAATGTTGTGGTATATGTAACACCACCGTCTTCATTTAATACTGGTACGTCTATTTTCAAGTAGTTGTTCTTTCTCTATTTTAGATTTTTTAGAATGACAGGATTTGCAAAGCACTTGGAGATTGTATTTTTCACAGAACAAACCAGCAATGAATTCGTCCCAGGTACTGAAACCATGTACACCGGCAACGGGTTGGATGTGATCGACCTCAACCATTTTCTGAGGGTAGTCCGTCTGGCATCCCGCACATCTAAAGTGCTGCGCAATACGGCCTGTTGCTGTATTAACCTTCTTCTCTGTCTTTGCTTCATTTAGTGTTTCATATTTTGGGGGCCATCTTCGTGAGCCTGAACGTAGTACAGATACAATAAATGCTTTCCTACGCCCCTCAGTCCATCGTATTGGTTTCTTTGAACGGGTCTTTCCAGATGCCATTAACCTCCCTATGAATCCATAAACATTTAGCTGTCATTTCAAATTCTTCATAACATCCGAAGCAAGAAGACACTGCTGTGTAATATTCCGCCTCCGTAGAACATTGTGCCAGAATGTTGGCTGCCTTTTTAGGTCCGATTCCAGGCACCCCTTTGATACCATCAGCGGTGTCACCAACAAGACACTGATAATAAAAGAACTTAATAGCTTCTTCATTTGTAATGTGGTAACGTTCCTTTTTTACAAAGTTGTAATGCCATCCAGGGATCATGTCCAAGTCTTTATCTATGGTACAAATAATGCTAGGGATAAGAGGCATTCCTTGTTGAGGAGTTTTGCTTAGTTCTACTTGTCTAACCCCCAGCATATCATCTGCTTCACACCCCTGTGACCACTTAGCACCCCATTGGTCTGTTAGATGCTGCTTAATCTCATGTTCCCATCGTGGGCGTTTAGCAGTGATTCGATTGGCTTTATATTCAGGATAGACAGAATAGCGAAAATTATCAGGGCCACTAAGCCAGAGTTCTACATCGTTGACACCGAGGAGTGCTTGCATCTCTGAGATCATGCCATCGGCACGAGAACATGCTACCCAACATTCTTCTTCTTCAGCAGAGAAACCCGATCTAAATGCTACAATATCTGCATCAATTAAAAGTTTCATAGTTCCATCACTTCTGTAGAAAAACTAGTACTGTAAAACACCCGACTAATACCGACAGATCTCGCAAGATTCTCGCAGGCGAAGCAAGGTCTGCTGAGACCAGTGGCACCACCACGAGTGAACCGAGTAACATACAAATCACTACCAGCCAAAGAATGTAGCCGTCCTTCTTTAAGAAGTTTAAGAATTGCATGAGCTTCTGCATGTCGTGTGTTTGTTCCTAGTCTAGCAGACGGTTGTAAAGTATTATAGCCTGTGGAAAGTACTCTACCTCCTTTCACTATTACTGCCCCCATCCTATGCTGCTTATGAGTGCTTTTAAGAGCTTCTATAGCTGCCCTTCTAATTGTCATTGCCTTCAGTTGTCATAAAGCCTTGTATGTTTAAAAGCAATTAATGTACATTCTACTTCCCACATAGCCTCTGCTACACGAAAAGATTCACAAGAAACTTTCCATTTTTTACGCCATGCCCATGCATAGGCTGCGTCTAGAAATTTCTTTCGGTCTTTCTTATTTAGAGGAGGGGTTCTAACAAAATCCCCGAGTCTTATAAGGACTCGGGAAAATTGATAGTAGTCAGATGGGAAAGTGTTAAGCGTTGCTGCCCATCTAACGTGTGTCATTGATTAGTAAGGAACGTCATCCGTTTCTAAATCATTAGGTTGCTTAAACAAATCTTCTGTTTGATACACGAAATCAACAAATTGTTGTGCAACATCTAGGATTTCATTTACTTTAAATCCCTGACCAGCACCATCTTGCTGCTTACAATACTCAATTGCATTACTAATAGAACTTTGTCGAATAATGTAAAGCTGCTTAACCTTGCGTTCTTCAGGAGTTTCGTATGTACTCACGTTCGTTCGCGCAGAGCCTACGGCACCCGCCTTCACAGATACCCCTGCGTCAGCAGCGGCCGACGTGGTACTCTCCACGGAGGCCCATTGATTGAAGCCCTTATCATTCTTAGTAACTTCTACATTATACTCTTCACCAGGCTTCATGGTGCGAACCTTGGCAAAAATACCAGGGTTGCTAAACGACATAATGTTCTGTGTGCGGTTTTGTCCATTAAAGGAATAAACTACAGCAGCCTTGTCATACTTGTTCTTACCATTACGAACTTCTTCAATGTTGACTTCAACAACCTTAATCTTGAACGGCATATTCTTTCATGTCCTTTTTGTTGGGGCCAACCTGAACTTCACAGGTTAGCGGAAGAGAAAAATCGTAACCAAAATGCTTACGACATAAATCTGGTACACTCTCTACAGCTTTTTTCAAGAGCATACTAATAGTATAACAGTTTTCTGCTGGTGTGTCAATTACTAAACTGTCGTGGATGGTTCCTACAAACTTATATTCCAGGCCGGATTCTTTAAGGAGTCTTACTGCTTCAATTCTGGCAAGCATAACCAAGTCTGCTCCGAATCCCTGTACTGGGTAATTCTTGATGCAGGTAAGGGGCCACTTCCAGGCTCCGCCATCCCAGGACTGGCGGAATTCTGGAGTAAAGGCATAAAAGCGTCCAGAAGGGATTGTAAGGTACCCATCACGCTTAACGATGTCGAGTAGTTTGTCATGCCATTGTTTAATCCCTGAGTACTTGGTGTAGTAGTCGTCAATTACTTGTTGCCAGAACTTTTGAGAAGAGCTAACTCCAGTGAAATCGGGATCGTTAGCATAGCTGTACGCGCTTCCTCCATAGATGAGTCTGAATTTAAAAATCTTGGCAACCAGTCGTCCTGGCTTTCCTTCTCCAAGTCTGAAGGCAACTCTATTTGTGTCATGTATATCTACCTTATCAATAATTTCTTTGCGTAATACTTTGTCGCCGGACAGTTCCGCAGCGACAACAACCTCAAGACCTTTTACATCACAGTTAATTAGCATAACGTGAGATAAAAAACTGCTCTACCTCAGGAGGTTGGTTCTGCATGTTTGGTGCAGAACTACTTAGACGGCCAGTGACTGCAACATTTTGGTTAAATTGCCCATGAATCAAATTGTCTGTCCATTGCTTGTCGTTAAATTGTTTAAAAAGGCTCTCCAGCATTTCACAAACCTTCTGTGTTTCACTGCGCTTTTGTAGCGTAGTGAGGACGTTCTTAGCAGTCTTATTTCCCTTTAAGGAAGCTAGAGTCGGGGCATCCGTCTGATAAATCCTCGTGGGCACCGTTTTGTCCTTAGTCTTTTTAGTCTCAGTGCCGTCAATCGGGCTGAATAATGTAGGAAAAACAATCTTTTCGATATGCCACGAATTCTTCGTATATTGCTCACCCCTTTTAGGGCCACTTTTATACACCGCCTGTGCGGGAATGGCATAATCAAACTCTATCGTACCGCCATATAAGAAGCAACTGAGATGATCGCCAGAATCCCAATTAAAAGTTCCGTGGGAAATAGTAGGAAGAAGGCTGGCAAGTTGTAGCTCCAATAAACCAACTTGTTCTTTACTTGCTGTAAGATATTTTCCAGCCTTGTCAGAGTCAAATAAAAGACCATTATGCTCAATATTTGCCAATACCTTGAGGTCTTCCCCCAAGAGGTATACAAGTCGTTTTTGTTCATCGCTTAAAAGCTCCTGCTGAACCAGGAAGAGTTTCTCAGTTTGTATAACGTCCCATTCATTGTACTCTTGAAGAATTGGAATTGGAATATCATCTGTTTGAGTGCCTGCTTCCCAAAGTTCTTTAACGAGATCAATTTTAGTTTCAAGTCCATATTTAATTAAACATTCATTAAGAGAAATAAATTGGGCCTTCTGGCCGGTGTAGATGTGTTCTGCTAGTTGGCAGTCCCACACAGGATTACTTAGCCCACTAGGAAATAGCCAATGGTAATCAAATTTAAAATTAAAACCAACACAGACACTGGTATGGCCCAATCCTCGTAGGAATGAAGTGAAGTCAGGATCAGAAAAGTATTTGAAAGTAACAGCAGAGCCGTTGTGTTTGATAGCATATGATACTAGTTTATTTCTAGGGTCAAAGGGATGGCCCTTGTTATATGTTTGGGTTTCACAGTCCAAAACGGTGTAGGGTGCTTCCGTGTGGGATTCAAACCCACTACTGTCCGTGTTATCCACTACCCTTATCCTTTGGGTTACGGAAGCGTTGCATAAAAGCTCTTAATTAACTTCTCGATTTCAGTAGCAGAGGTTTCAATTAAAAACTGACCTCTATCGTCGTCATACCACCCACTCATATTATCCCATAAATAAGAAGCTAAATACCGGGCAATTTCTGAATCATCCATAGTAATTTTAGGTTCAGTCAAAGTGTATTACATCCCTATAGCGTGCTACAGTGGGTTCTATGAGTACTTCAAATCGTCCATGACGGAGCTCTTGTCTGCTGTCAGCATCCCCAAGTAGTTTGTTCTTAGAAATATTCAAGAACCTAGCTGATGCTAGCTCTTGATCGGCAGCCTTACCGATGCCAAGAATGAAGTCCGCTTCTGCTTGCTTAGCTGTCTTAGCATTTGCCACATGCTCCATAGTGAGATACCGAACACCCTCTGCATGGCCGTCAGCTTGGCAAACTCCAAGGGAGGCATGACTTCCCTTAGCCAATTCTCTTGCCCATTGGTAAATGCTTCCAAGTCGCAAGTCTTCTCGGTCATTAGCAAATCCTTTAATTTTATCAATTTGGTCGTATACTACCAAGGATGGATTCAGTTGCTCTACAAGTCGTTCAACATCGCGCCGGCCAATTGTCGCGCTGTCAAACAATCGAAACTTAGTACCAACTTGCTCCTTAAATTCATCACGAAACCGCTTGACATTGGAAAGAATTACATCACTACTGACACCGAAGTAGGCACAATAAACACGAAGCATTACTTTCCATCCGTCTTCCTCGTTATTGAGCCAGCATACTGTTGCTGTGCTCTGGGTAAGGAATTGCGTAATCTCACTTGCAAGGAAGGTAGTTTTGCCGGTCTCGGGGCGCGCAAAGATGAATCCAAAATCTCCCTTGCGGAGACTTCCCAAGCTTTTATTAAGGCAGTCAAGTCTCCATCGAAGTCCTTGATCGTAAACATGATTTGATAGGAGTTCTTCAAGATCGGTGTTAACCTCGTTAATTGAGAAATGATCGACCTGTTCTGCTTTAGGAGACTCAGCTAAAAACTGGTCTAAGTCGTCCTGTTCCTTCAACCCCTGACTAACCTGAAAGGCTAGCTCAGACAGCTTTAAAGCACGCTTGCGGGCAATGGTTTGCTTAACAATGTCCAGACCTACATCTGGTGTAATTGAAGCCTCTGAAAGGATTTTGAATAGAGATGAATATATTTCATTGTCTACATTGGGATAGCTTGCATAGAAGCTTGCTATAAGGTCATCAATAGTTAAGTCATGTTGATACTTTTCATGTAGAGATATTAGTGTTTGATATAGAAAACTTAGTTCTCTATGTGTTTCTTTAAGGTATTTTAAATCTATATATTCTTTATATAATATATAAGATTCTTTATTAAATAATACCTTTATTAAAAGTAGTTCATATTGTATTATAATTCTCCTTTAATACAATTATTCTACCAGAAGATTTAAGTATTGTCAAGTCTTTTATTAAATCCTTCCACTTCCTTCTTTGGAAGCTGTGTAAGCGGAGCACATTGTACAGCCCGTCCTTCTTCATCCACAATGAATCCTCCAACATTATAGCACATGCTATGATAAAGTTCAACTCCTTCTGTAGTTCCTACTTTTTTGCCTTGATAGTAACCAGCGCCTGTGAAGATTGCTAGCACAGATAGGGCAAGAAGGGCCTTAATCGGGCGATAGAGCCTGTTTCCAGACCACCGAGCTAGGGTGGTAGCCATAGCCCACCTGAGGGCGTTAAATTGGCTCATTTCAACAAAGCCTGCAAAGCATTAGGGAAAGAAGGAAGTAATTGGTTGTACATTTCTTGTGCAATATCCTGTGTTTCTTTCTGCGTGTGAGGATCTAAACGCAACTTAAAGATGCGGCTCCATGCAGCAAGGGAGCCTGTCCACCACCACTCTGTCATCATGTTTTGTGGAAGAATCATACGGGCTTGTTCAGGGGCTACACCACCCTCTAGGAGCATGTTATATGTCATTAGACTTTCTTTAACAGAATTATGAAAATGTATAGAAAGCTCATTAGCAAATACTCCTGTAACTACCCCATCAGATCCTTGCTTAGCATTTACCGGCTTACCTCGCCATCCATCCGGATAGAAAAACTCTGGTTCGTCATCGACATAGCGCCGACTAACTTCATTCCACACAAGTCCCACTTGATGCTTTCCAAGCTGACGTGCTACAAAAATAGGAGCTTTAATTACAAAGGTAGCATTGACGTGCCCAAATGGTGTCCAATGTCCATGAGAAGCAAGATAATTAATTAGATTAATATCCTTTCCAGCTAGAGCATCAAATTCACAATCTAAGTGGATATGATGGTTCCAAGTGCTTTCTTTATGAAAACTTACACGAGCAGCATTGACAATGTCAAGTTCTGTACCATCTACTTTACGTAGAGTTACTTCACAGTTACTTATCTTCATTAACAACCTCTACTTCTGTACTAGCACTCAAGTGAATAGGTTCGCCGTTTAGATAACAAAGAGAATACATACCATCAATATGCTTAAAATCAATCAAATATTTTATTTCACTTTCTGAATCTGTATAAATAATCTTGCTATTCCTGGGAACTTCGTAGAGCTTCATTAATTTCCTTTATGGGTAATTCTTTAGGGTCATTCTTGGTAGATATAAACTGAACTGGAAGCCCTGTCAAGCCCTGTAACCAAGCTGCTTTACGTGTGATCGTCCCTCTTTGATCCGCATCCAGCCACAACACAATAGGTTTTTGCTGTGCCATTAAATATTTTATATGACAGGGATGTATCTGTGTACCAAATAGAGGTAATGTGGGCACGACTTGTCCGACCTTGTGGGAGGAAATCCAATCTTCTACTAGAACTATTATCGAAGAGGGGGCCAAGGCCAGGAAATTGTGGATAGGGAAGGCTTGCTTGTGGCTGTCTCCCCAGACATACCATTTCCTTTGTTTGTCCTTCCCCACATACCGTCCAATAGAGAAGGCTGTTGGGTTTCCAGGCAAGCTGGGGTTTCCCACGGTGAATATGAGGCGCTCTTGTCCAGGAGAATAGCCAACTGAGTCTTTCCAATAGCTCCAGGGTAGTCCATATTGCAAGAGCCATTTGAAGGCTGATGCTGGAACTTCTCTGGTGAAGTCACTAGGTAGCATAGCTTTTGAGACATCATTCTTTACCTCAGGTTTTACATAGTGTTTAGGAAACTCATGATAGCTACATGAGAAACAGTGGTAATGACCATTATTAAAATTAACAAGGTTGTCCCCTGCCCTATCATTACCAATAGAGCGGCAACGAGGACATGGGGAAGTTTTCATTCTTCTTCGTCGTTACTAGGGTCCATTAGAAATTCAATATCCCCATCCTCCACATTATCAAATGGATTGAGGTCTTCTCGTCCAATGGTGGCAATAGGAATATCTTTCAGACATTTCTGGCAGATGTCAACAAATTCATTATTGTCAGCACGACGTAGTGTACTTTCATAATCAGAAAGAAATCGGTTACAACATTGACAACGCATCACTTCACCCTTTTAGTCAAATTAAAAGCCTTAATCAAGGCTTCACTATATCGCTGCAAAGTTGTACCCATTAGCCCAGGCCGAGAATTCACTTCAAGAACAAAACACTGATTACGTTTCTCATTGTAGACAATATCGACAGCACCATATTGATAACCCACAGCAGCAACTGCTGCAATAGCGAGGCTATGAATGCCGTCAGGAGGAAGAATAGCATCCCGAGTGTAGCAATAGCCGTTAGCACAATTACGAACACGTGTGTCCCTATCCCCGTCAAATCCACGCTTCTTTTTCTTTTGTTGAATGTCAATTACTTCTCCATTGAAGACATGGACTCGATATTCTGCTTTCTTTGGGATGTATTCAGTATAAAGTGGAGCCCTCGGATATATATCTGAGGACGACTCAAACTCGATAATGCCTCGCCCATTAGTGGAGTTAATGAGGGTTCTAGCAAAGAGAGTTTTGCAATTAAGATTTCTTGCTCCTCCGATAGTGACAGCAGCCTTTGGACAAGAGATATTGTTTTGTTGGAATTTGACAAACTGCTCTATCTTATTAAGAGTTTTAGGAACCACTTGAAAAGCCGCCCGTGATCGACCGCCCTTAAGTTTTTTAATTGTACTACGCCTATAAATCTGATTAACTACTTCTTCTCGAAGCTGCTGCTGTAGTGCCCGTGCAAATTTACTTGCTACAGGGTTTACAACAATATCAAGTTTCTTCATATAAGTTCCTTAATGTGGAATGAGTGTCTCAGTGTAAAAAGGTTTTACATTTGTCATCAAGCAGGTAACAACCATATGCCCAGGAGACGCTGTAAGAGTTCTAACTGCTACAATGTTTGCAGTATACCACTCATTTTCTAGATAGTCAAGCATTTGTTCTGATGTTTTGTTATAGACAAACCAGTGAAATGTAACCCTATCCATCTTACCATCTGGCGTAGTAGTCGATGCTGACATATGCCATGTAGTACAGTTTGGATGTTTATTGGCAGGAATATAGTCATTAAGTTCAATAAAGATTTCCTTGGAATGATCTCCAGTGCGAAGAGTTTCAGCAATCTCTAGTGCATCACCAATAGACAAGAATAGTTCAGGACTTTCAGAAGCAATAATTTCAATAAGTGCCCTATCTACCTGTTCTGCTTGAGGACGAGTATATGGAAATCTAGTTACATTCTCATGGTGTCCCTGATACGAAACAGTTTCGTCCACCATGTAATCCCAGTCAGGTAGGTCAACTCGGCGGTTATCGGTGTAGACGTTTGTTGCATTGGAGTGACAAAAGGGAGCCTCATAAGCACACTGGAGCTTTTCATCCCCCCGTTCCCAAGAATGAGCCTTCAATGAAAGTGTTACAAGAACATTAGCTTCTAGCATATAGCTTTGCTGTGTGTATTTCAAGCCATGCCTATCTGCGGCATTCTCCATAAATCCGGGCTCACTAGCCCACATCAATCCACCACTAGTAAGCTCAAGCAACCATAGGGGCCGCTCAGGATTACGAATCATATGTAGCTTACCAGTCTCAGCGTTAAACCACACCAAAGCATATGCTGCATTAATTTTCTTAAGGGCTGTGGTAATATCCTCATTCTCTGAGATAACATGAGCTACTGCCTCAGTGTCAACCTCAGTGTCTTTATGATGCTTATGGCTGCCCTTGTATGTGCCATTTTGCACCAAAACAATTTTATCATCCACTACAAAGGGATGGGCATTTTTGTCTGTGATCGTCCCCCGTGTAGCTGCCCTGTTATGCCCCACTGCAAACACTCCGGCCCTAATTAGGGCCTGTTTATATTCATTAAATTCAGGACGACGAATAAAAGAGCCACCATCAGATGCTTCCTTCCAAATCCCCACATTTTTATGCTTGTCTACGCCAAAGACACCAGTAGAATCCCACCCCCGAAGGGTATCAAAGAATAGCATGTCAGCAAAAGCATCAACCTCTTGCTTACTAAAACCACCCATGTATGCCGAAGCAAAGCCCACAATTCCACACATTATTCTTCCTCCTCTTCTTCATTCTCTTCATTAGCTTCTGCAAGCCTATCAAGTTCTTCATTGTCAAGCTCCCTTGGTACTGGACCTTCTTCAAAATATTCTAAAGGTGCTTCACGAGCAAAACGATAACGATTAATTCGCGGGTCAAGAGCATTATCTAGCCAGGAATGGGAAATACTCTCAGAACTTTTCATTAATGCAAACTTAATATCAAGAACACCAAGTTCAAGTAGTTGCTCAAATTGTGGAATTTTCAAAAATTCTATTGTGTGTTCCTCAAATACATTAAATAGAATGTTCTGATATAGAGAATTGGTATTGAGACTACAAATCTCTTCTTTAATTTCGTTAAGAGTTTTAATGCGGGCATATCGGTAAATTGCCCCAATCAAACGACACCATAGAAGGATAAGGGGGACATTCCCATGTCCATGCATATGTCGCCACTCAATTGTGCCTTGAGTAAACAAAGGAAGTAGATTAAGTCCTGTATATTTTTGCCATCTCTTAAATCTCATAATGTCCTCAGGATTATTTAGAATAGAGTATGTCAAATTAGTTTGATGCCACGGAACACAAAAGATATTGTCTTTCCTGCCATTCCCTACAAACTCATACAATAGGCGCTCGAACACTTGGTATAGGATGATGATCGACTGTACTTGTTCAATCTCCAAATCTTGACAGTTGGTGTGCACATGAATGGAACACCGATCAGAATAGTTTTCCTTGGAAACATTTGCAAGCTTAAAGAATTTATCTAGACAGTATGCTAGAGTGCTATAAGGCATTGGGGCAGTGATGAATTCACGCCCATTATTACGAAGAGAACCATCCTCAGTAACAGTAATGCCCCAACTTTGCCAGTCCTGTGTACGTTCAATCTCAAGTTCTAGTCCATAAAATAATGCTGGATCAGGACATAGCAGCAATGGGGCTGATTTAAGAGACTTAATCCCTACAGGAGCCAAACCAAGAAGTTCTTTAATATTCATAAGTCACCTCGTATGAATCACCATCTCGACGAATAAAATCAGAAAGTTCTTGTCTAAGAAGAGGAGTAGTGAGTTTAATTTTATTTCCTTCTACAACACCAATCTGTTTATCATAGAAGAACACCTTAGATTCTGTCACCAAGAAAAGATGATGGAAATGTTTTCCAACAGTGGGCATTGGGGGACTGATAAAGACATCATAAAGGATTTCTAAAGAAATATCCAGGTGTTGAAGACCATTATATGGATGATCTTTAGTACAGCTAGTATTAGATTTACTAATACCACGATTGTATTGCTTCACGGGAGTCCGTTGTAGAAGTACCCATCCTTCTCGTGTAAAGAACCAGCCACGAGTAATAGGAAGGAACTCAAACTCAACACCAACGTCCCAATAAACAAAGAAATTCTTACCTGCAATAGTGTCAAAATGTACCTTATCATCAACTTTAGAAATATAGCAAAGCGTTTTCTTTTTCTGAGCACCTAGCAAATAGCCATATGTTCGTTGATAGCGCTGGCGAAAATCATTCACACAGTCACTAGTGAGGGATTCAATCATTACACCACCATAGGAATGTTAAATTTATTAATCAATTCTTGTGCAACTTGTTTGTTATTACCATTAATTGCTTCGAGAATTTGGGTCTGTTCTTTGTCAACGTCAAGGGACATTGATTCCAATGCCAGTTGTGTATTTTCCCAAATCCAGCGAGTCAACTTAGGAGTAAAAATCCAATAGTTACTCAGCACACGATATTCAAAACCATAAGGCTTAGGACGGAATGCACCAGCCTTCCCATAGAGTTGCTTACGAAGATCACCAGAATCCATCAATGTACTGGGCACACCAAGGAACAAGTCCATAAGCTTAACTGCTTTGGCCTTATCGGAGATATGATCGACCCCAACATGGACATGCCCCCCACAGCTACGCAAGGATGCATCAGACGCGGCCGGACGAGGATTAATAGAATTAGTCCAAGCATTAAAGTCGGGCTCACATCCGAACTCCTTAGCCATGGGATCAAGGAGTTGATCTTCCGGAAAGTAGGCCGCACTGAGAGTGCTAAAGGCCAGCCCTTTCTCTGCTACCATACCACCAAGATGAGCCATAGCAAGGCCAATGTTCTTAACAAGAGCATCAGCACTCTTGCTGGCAGGAATGTTGTACTCCAACGCAACATTGTCTTCCTGGACAGCAAATCCCTTACCAATTGGAAGAGGAAGTGGGTCGTATTTCGATCCCCCAATCTTGCCAATGGAGGAAATCAAATTAGCAGAATTAAATGCATCAACCAAAAAAATCTCTGGATCAGCACCAATAGACAGCTTCAGTTTCTTGCTCATACTATGTCCTTACGATTTACAGATGATAATGAAAGACGAGGGGGCGGCGCGCTCTTGATGAGCCTTAGTATAGAAATTTGGCCCCTGATAAACAATCTTATCAAATAAACTAACACTCTTAAGCCAGTCTTTCCAATCACTGGTGCGAGAAAGACTAATCGAGAAAATATGGTATTCATTTGGCCGAAGATGGTCTATAAAATATTGCTTGTTTCTTGGCGCATGATACCATTGTATTTCGTGTTGATGAACTTTCATACTGTACTCTCAATCCCAAAGATGGTTACGATTTCTATAGAAGTCATCTGAGAGCACATATCGAAAAGCAATTGTGTCTCTACCCATTTTAAAAATATCCACCTGTGTGTGGGGGAATTCTTTAATTTCTTCGCGCTTCGGATTTACTATAACCGTAACCCCAATTATATTATTAAGATTATTAAATTCTTCCATTGAGGTAACATACTGCGCTCCACAATTACCAGTAAAGTGGTAGTATGGATTATGCCTAAGTTCTCCAATGTAACTACCCCAACTAAAATTATGGGTTGGAGTCTTTTCCTTGGTAAACCCCACTTGAATATCTTTAATAGGCATTTACAGTCTCCAAATGTTTGCTCATAAACTCTTCAATATATTTAGTACTTGGAATGTCTCGCTCCAAATATTCTGGATGCCATTGAACAGCAAATCCATTAATTTCATTAAAGAAAATAAACTCGGGCTCCTGGTTATGATCGACCTGCTTATTCCCATCGATATAGATATTGCTACGCAATTCTTCAAGAGGAACTTCAGCAATTATCTCATGAACAACAGGTTCATTTGT